TGGAGACGTCGAGGGCGAAGCCAAGCGGCTCACCTTGCAGCGCACGGAGAAGCGTCACCTCGACGTGCTCCAGACGTTCCCGGTGCTAGAGGATCTGGAGTTCGACGACAACGAGCGGGCCGAGGTCATCAGCATCTCGGTGAGCAAGGCCGAGTCGGTCGTCGCCAAGCGCGCAGGCAAGGGCAGCGGGGCCCAGGCCGTGCGGGATTTCAACGCCAAGCTGGCCAAGGCCGGCGCCATCAGCACGAGCACGAGCGTTTCTCTCGTGGTCCGGAGACAAGCATGAGCAGCAGCACAGCAATCCAGGTGTCCGCGATCGAAAAGGTTTCCCAGGCCATCGAGGCCGCCGTCGCCGAGTGCGGCATCGAGCGCATCAGCGGCCTGCCCGCCTTCATGCAGGCCGTGAAGATGGCCCAGGGGATCAGCGCGCTCCGGGCGGCGCTGACCGATCAGTTCGTGGCGCAGGCCATCATGCCGCTGCAGGGCAGCAAGCTCGGCTTTCTCACCGACAAGGACAAGGAGGGCGGCTACGGCATCCACGTGGTCCGGGAGGCCAGCATCGAGGCGATGCTCCGGGGCTTCTCGGTGGTAGGCAACGAGTTCAACATCATTGCCGGCGGGTTTTACGGCGCCAAGGCCGGCTTCGCCCGGAAGGTGCTGGAGTTCCCGGGGCTCACCGACCTGGTGCTCGAGCCCGGCGTGCCGCAGCTCGTCGCCGACAAGGGCGCGCTCGTGCCCTACACCGCGACGTGGCGCCTCGACGGCAAGCCGATGGTGATGGCCTGCGAGTACACCAAGGACGGCGAGAAGGTGACCGACCGGCGCATCCCCGTGAAGGTCAACGCCGGCATGGGCACGGACGCCGTGCTCGGCAAGGCGGAGCGCAAGCTCTTCGCCCGCATCTTCCAGCGCCTGAACGGCAACACCTTCGGGCTCGTGGATGGCGAGGTAGGCGACGAGCCCATCGTGACGACCGGCGAGCCCGCGCCATCCCCGGTCCCCGAGGGCACCCCCGAGGGCAAGCGCGTGCCGGTGGTGCGCCTCTCGGGCAAGCGCGGCCCCGCCCCTGCTGCGGCAGAGCCGACGCCAGCCCCCGCGTCGGAGACCAAGGCAACCGAGCCGAAGGCGGCGGACCCGAAGCCTGAGGGCGGAGCCATCCCGATCTCCCGCCCTCGCCGGCAGCCCGCCCAGGACTTGCCGCTCAGCTGGGCGATGGTGCACGCGGCGCTGTCGCTTGCCGACCCGGCCTGGGAAGCGGGCGACCACCTGACCACCATCATGGGCTGGAGCACCGAGCAGATGCGCGCCGCCTACACCTGGGCGCAACTCTTCAACGACAAGGACGTCGACGATAGCAAGCTGCCCCCGAGGCCTCACTTCACCGTGCTCGGCAGGGAGCCGGGGCAGGAGGGCTGATGTCGGAGCCAGACGAGATGGGCTACCCGCCCGATCCGGAGCCTCCCTGCCCGCATTGCGGGCGGCCCCTGGCCCGCGTGCGAACGACCACCTACATCGGCTGGACCTGTGTGAACTGCAACGCCGCGGGAGACCCGGAGGAGGACCACCTGGAGGACCCCGCCGCATTGCCGGCCTGGGACTGCCCCAAGTGCGGCCAGAAAAACTCGGGCTGGGTCAAGCAGTGCGGCCGTTGCGAATCTGACCAGCACCCGGACCCCGCCGACTCGCGCCCGTGCGGGTGCGAGGAAGTGGAGGGGCTGCGGTCCGAACTCCTGGGCGCGCGTGCGGATGCGGCCAAGCAGTTCGAGGAGCGCATGGCCCTGGTCGAGCTGCTGGGCAGAATCGTCAAGTACGCGCGAGAGGACAGGGCCAGCACGCCCGGCGTCACGAGGCTGGCAAGAGCGCTGGCCGAGGCCGAGAAGCTGCTCTCTGGAGCCGCGACGCCCGAGGCTCCTAACCCTGTGCCGATGCAGCTTAGCTGCCCCAATTGCCAGCTGGTTCACGTCGACACTCTGGACAGGGATACCGGCATCGACTGGGCAACGCGGCCGCACAAGACACACAAGTGCCTTGGCTGCGGGCAACTGTGGAAGCCGCGCGAGTACGCAACGGTTGGCGTTGCAGCGCCCACGCTTGGCCTCACGGACTACGACGTGAGCGACGGCTACAAGTATGCAACCACGGAACGCCCCGAGCCCTGGCGGGTCGGCACCCGAGTCCCCGAGCACGTCTACATCGGAGACCGCCCGCTCGTCACCATGCCCACCGCCGAGCTCGCGGCGCTGGTCGTGAGGGCGGTCAACAGGACTGCGCTAGAGCCGGACCACTGCGACCACTGCGACGCTCGGATCGACGGTGACCACGCGGCCACGTCCGATGTCTGCTGGGACTGCTGGCAGACGGCCAAGGCCGCCGCACTCACGCCGGGGCAGCGCCGGGTGCTGGAGGCCTGCGCCGCGTTCCCGACGGAGCACCTCACCGGAGACGCCTACCCATCGAGTTCGAACCGCAACGAGCTCTCTGACCTGAGCCTGCGCTGGAGTCAGGCAGTGCTCGCGCTGCGCGCTGAGGAGGGAGGAGCATGAGCGCCCGTTGCCCGGGGTGGGGCGCCGAGCGCACCGCACCAGAGTCGTCCTGTGCCTGCGAGAGCTCAGGCCTGCCGCGTGGGGGCCCGGGTCATCCAGCGAGGTGCCACGGCTGCCCCAAGCGCGCGCAGACCGCGCCGGAGGGGCCGTGATGGGTCTCCTCCTGGTGACGCTGGCCGCCGTCGCTTTCGCGGTTGCCGTCGCCTGGCTGATTGCGCGGCGGCTGTGAGCCGCCGCAACCTCGCTGCGAAGGGCAAGGCGGACGCGAACCAGCCCGCCATCGCCCAAGCCATCGAGGCGATCGGCTACCCCGTGATGGACCTCAGTGCCGCCGGCAACGGGGTGGAGGACCTACTCGTCGGGCTCTACCGCCTGTACGAGCGGCGAAACCACTGGTGGCTGATGGTCGAGTGCAAGGTGCCGCCCATTCGCTACAAGCCCGCCCAGCTCGCCTGGCGGGAGCTGACCCAGGGCTGGCCTCGCATCACCGTGACCAGCGCGCAGGACGCCGTGGATCAGATTCGGGAGCTGACTCGATGATCGGCGCTGCTCGCCAGTGGGAGGACTGGATCGCCGAGCAGGCGGCGGGAATCGTGAGACGCGAGCGGGCTCCGATCGAAGCTTGGGAGAACGAGGGCGGCGGGCAACCGTGCCAATTTGACAAGCGCGATCTCCAGCCTCACACTGCCCCTCGTGATGGCTAACCCGAACGAGCCTCGCCCCTGCGGCTGCATTCCGGAGGGCCAGCTCTGCCCCCAGTGCTACGCGGTGGTGTCTCGTGAGGACCACGAGCGCGCGATGCGTGACTGGCTCCGGAGCTTCGGCACGCAGCCGGACCCGAGAGCACCGCGAAGGCCGAGCCCGCTCGGTCGCATCGGCCTCATGCCGCCTCGGGCCTGAGTCTCGCCCTACGGGGCCCCTGCCTGCGCGTTCGTCAAACCCGTGAAAGTCGGGAGAGAAGACGGGCTAGACCCGAGAAGACCGGACAGCGCGCAGGCAAGGGCTCTGCAGGTGCAATGCGACCCCCGCCGTGGCATAGCTGAAGCGTGCCGACCAACGCGGAGCAACGCGGACCAGAGCGGACCAACGCGGACCGTCACCACGCACCGCTCGCCCCGCTGATACGAGACGCCCTGCCGCTGCTGCTGCGGGACCGGGTGGTCGACGCCGTGCTGGCAGCGCAGACCCAGCTAGGCTCTCCCGTCACCGCCCGGGAAGCCCGAGACGCGCTGCTCGTGATGCGGCACGCCCGGGCCTTCACCGAGGTGGCCCAGGCCATCGCGCGGCTGGGTCCCGATGACCGAGGGCGAGAGCTCTGCTTCGCCGGCACGGACCGCAACGGCTTTGCCCTCTGGTGGGTGAAGGAGCAGGAGCCGTGAAGGTGTGGCTGGCCTATTCCGGCGAGTACGAAGACAGGCGCGTCGAGGCCGTCTTCGCTGACCGTGGCAGCGCCGTGCGATGCTGGGCTGAGAACTACTGCGGGTTTCCGCGGCACTGGATGGGCAGCTTTGCGCGCGACCGGTGCGACGTCGAAGAGTTCGAGCTCCAGGTCGCGCCCCCCTCGGAGCAGAGCCCGTGACCGCGCGCAAAGCCAAGGCTCGGCCCAAGGCCAAGCGCAAGGCCTCGGCCCGCAAGGGCTGGGACACCCGCCGAGAGCGCACGGCTGGGGCTCTTGCGGCCGCGGGCCTGCCCCCCGTGGAAACCGCCCAGGCTGCGGTGGTCGCCATCAGCCAGGACGCCGTAGTTATCCTCCGGAGGGAGCTCGCCTACCGGGCGAATCTCTCGATGCTCCAGCCGGGCCTGGTGAACATGAGCGATTGCATCGCGCTGCTCCGGCTGGCGACCGAGCTCGGCGCGGCCGCTGCCAAGGGCCAGGACGGCGAGGCCCAGCAGGCGGACTACTCCCGGCTCTCTCCGGAGGAACGGGTGCAACTAGCAGCGCTGCTGCTGAAGGTGGACTACGTATGACCGTTTACGAGAAGCTGCTCCGCGCATCCGACGTGGTGATCCATCTGAACGCCGACGGCAGCGTCGAGTCGCGCACCGGACCGGAGGCGGTCGCCGAGTGGGAGAAGGCAGTGCAACGTGACCAGGGGCAAGCGCCGAGGGCGAGCGGCTGGAGTGGCGCGACCGCGGACGAGGACGCGGCAGAGGAGATGCGCTCTCGCGTTGCCGACCCCGCCTACTGGAGCAGCGAAGAACGGGCGGAGCTTGCGGATCGGCTGGGAGACAAGCCATGAGCGAGATCGAAACGCTGACCGAGGAGGAGCGGGGAATCGTCCAGCGCCTCGCTGCTGGCGAAAACGACAACGTGCTGATGAGCGTCGCGCAGGCCGTGGAGAAGCTCCTGCTGGCGCACGACGCTCAGGCCCATCGCATCCTGGAGCTGGAGGCGTCAATGCAGGACCTGTTCCGAGAGGCAGGCCGCGCCGCGTTCATCCTCCGGATGCCGCTCGCTCCGCTCCCGACTTGTCGCATCTGTGGCGAGACGCGCTTCTCTGCCGGCACCTGTGAAGAGTGCGGGGCGGACGAGCCGAAGGAACTGGAGCGATGACCCTGAAGGATAACTCCCGCCTGATGGGCTCGATGCTGGACAAGATCGCCAAGGGCGACCGCAGCGCCGCCCTCGAGGACGCCCTCCAGATCATCGAGGCCCAGAAGGACAACATGGACGAGCTCACCACCGAGTTCGACCGGCTCTACGGTGACGCCCGCAGCGCTTCGATGAAGCTGGAGGTCAGCACGGCCCGATGCGAGGCCTGGCACGCGCGGGAGTATGAGCGCCTGGCGGAGCAGATCGAACGGCTCCGGCCGCTATTCGAGCAGGTCGTCCGCCGTCGAGGCTGATGCAGGCCGCCCGCTGCCCGTCCGCTGAAGACCGAGCGGCGCTCTACCGCGAGACGTGCGTGCGGCTCGTCGACTTCGTGCGGGCCTTCTGGAGCATCGTCGAGCCCTCGGCCCCGTTCCTCGACGGCTGGCACATCGGCGCGGTGTGCGAGTTCCTGGAGGCCTGGTACCGGCGCGAGTTCCAGTACGGGGTGCTCAACATCGCGCCGGGCACGGGCAAGTCGCTGCTGGTGGACGTGATGTTCCCGGCCTGGGTCTGGAAGGACGAGCCCGGGCGGAAGTTCCTCAACTGTGCTTTCGACGTGGGCCTGTGCCTGCGCGACGCGGACAAGGTCCGCAACATCCTCCAGTCCGACACCTACAGCGAGGCGTGGCCCGGCACGCAGCTCAACCCGCTCAAGCGCGCGCGCGGCGAGATGTGGACCCTGATGGGTGGCTACCGGGTGTCGACCTCGCCCGCGGGCAAGGGCGGCATGGGAAAGCACTTCCACGACGTATCGGTGAACGACCCGGTCAAGCCCCAGGACGTGCTCGACGGCAAGATCTCCGACGTGCTCGTGGGCCTCCAGCAGACCGAGCGCTGGATGACCGGGACGCTCCCGGGGCGCCGCGCTGACCCGGCCACCTTCGGCATCATGCTCACCATGCAGCGCCTGCTCGAGAATGACCCGGCCGGCGTGCGCATCGATCAGGGCTGGGCCTCGCTCGTCTTGCCCATGCGGTACGAGCCCAACGCCACCTGGATCCGGGGGCACTGGTCGCGCGAGCTCGACCCACGCACCATGCCCGGGGAGCTGATGCACCCGGCGCGTCACACGCAGGAGTCCGTCGCCGACCAGGAGAAGCAATGGGGCCAGCACGCCTCGGCTCAGCTCCAGCAGAATCCGATCCCGCGCACGGGCGGCCTGCTCGAGGAGCAACACCTCAGCCACGAGTGGATCGAACCGCCGAAGAACGGCTACTGGATCCAGCTCTGGGACTTCGCGGCGAAGGGCACCGAGGCCACGCACTCGGCGGTGCACGGGGCGCTCTGGTGCGCGGCCGAGTGTGACACCTGGTACGATCTCACCAACACCATCGCCGACCGGGACCGCGGGGAAGAGCCCACGCGCGTGCTCGTGCGAGGCCCGAAGCAGACCTGCTACTTCGTCATCGACGAAGTCTGGGGCATCTGGACCGTGCCCGAGAGCGAGCGGCAGTTCGAGACGACCCAGGACATGCCGACCTGGTCGCCCGCGGCAGCGCGGATCATCGAGGCCAAGGCCGCCGGCATCGGCATCATTCAGCGGTACGCTGCGAAGTTCACGGGCGTCGTCGCGTTCCACGAAATCAACGAGGAGTGCGCGGCGCTGGCGCAGCTCAACAAGCTCGACCGGCACCGCGCCAACCTCGGGGAGTACCACGCCGGGCGCGTGCTCTTGCCGCCGTGGAAGCGCACCGTGCCCGATCCGATCGATGGCCGCGACGGTCCAGGCCCGGACGCGTTCCGGCGAGAGCTGCTCGCCTTCCCCCGCGGGGCGCGAGACGACCGGGTGGACACGAGCTCGATGGCGCTCGCGCGCCTGACCCAGGGCGTGTCGGTCTACTACGCGGCGGTGCGTGAGCTCGCCAAGCAGGCCCGCCAGGATGAGGAGTGGGAGTAGCTACGCTGGGTCGAGGCGTGCCAGCGACAGATCGTGCTTGTTCCGGTAGCGCACCATCGCGTCCCGGAGGTCTCGGTGCGCGGCGCACTCGGACACCTTCCAGCCCGGTGAGACATCGAAGGTCATCGTGGGATCCGCGTCGCCCGGGCCCGCAAAGGTGAGCGTCTGCTTCCAGACGCGGCCACCGGTGAGCCAGATCCGGAAGTCGTACTGCCGCGGGTTGCCGCCGTCGCGCTCGAACCGGAAGCGCTCGAGCTCCAAGAGAGACCGGAAGCCAATCGTGATGGTCCACAGCGCGGTCAGCTCGGGGCATCCGAAGGCGCCCGCGCCGTAGGTGAGCCGCGTGCGCCAACCGTTTTCCGAGATATCGATGGCGGGCACGGTGGCAAATCCTACCATCGCGCCTGACCTGGGCCTCGGCGGTCCGCTCCCCCGTTAGGGCATTCTGCCTGGGACTCCCCCGGCCCGCCCGGCCCAAACTGGGGGCAGGTGCATAACCTCGCCCTGTTCTACGGCGCCCGCCGGGCGGACTCCTGGCGCTCGTCGCTCGGGTCGTTCGGGGGCAGGCAGGACAAGGGCCGCCTCGACCGGATGCGGCTGGTGGCCAACCCCAGCCTCGACGACTACACGCTGTCGCAGGCCTACAAGGACCAGTGGCTGGTGCGCCGCGCGGTCGAGGCCCGGTGTGAGGACGCGCTCCGCAACGGCTGGGGTGTCGACGAGAAGGAGCCGCTCACCAACTTCAAGCGCCTCAACACTGCCACCCATACCGAGGGGGCGTTCGAGCGGGCGTGCCACATGGCGGACCTCAAGGGCGGCGCCGGGCTCTTCTTCGGATACCAGGCGGGCGACGGGCAGGAGCTGCTGCAGCCCGCTCCGGTGGGCGCGCCGGTGGCCTTCCTCGAGGTGTTCGACCGGTTCCAGCTGCAGGGCTACGACCGGGTGAAGGAAGTCGATTCGCCCGAGTACGACCGGCCCCAGATCTGGCAAGTCATCGGCACCCGGAGAGCGGGTCTGCGGTTCCATGCCTCTCGCATGATCCGCTTTCCGGGGTCCGCTAAGGCGACCGACACCGGCGCGACCGAGCAGGATCGGGACTGGGGCTACTCGCTCCTGCAATGCGTATGGGACGACGTCGTCCGCTACGGCGTGAGCTGGCAGGCCGTGTCCACCCTGATGCAGCTGGCGAGCGTCGGCGTGCTGAAGCTCCACGGCCTCATCGAGATGCTGTCGAGCAAGCGCCAGGCCGACGCCGAGGCGCGCATCGACCTCTTGAACGAGACGCTGTCGCTCTCGCGCCTGCTCCTGCTCGATGCCAAGCAGGGCGAGGAGTACAAGAGGGAGGCCGTCAGCTTCACCGACATGCCGGCGCTCTTGCAGGAGTTGCAGACGACCGTGGCGGGCGCCTTCGGCATGCCCATCACGCGCCTCTTTGGCAGGAGCCCAGCCGGCATGAACGCGACCGGCGAGAGCGACACCCGCGCCTGGTACGATCGGGTGCAGTCCTACTGCCAGTGGATGATCCACCCGCGTCTCGAGCAGACCCTCTCGATCACCGAGGAGCACCCGGTCAAGGTCGAGTTCGAGCCGCTCTGGCAGCCGACGGCGAAGGAATGCGCCGAGGTGCGGAAGATCCGCACCGACACCAACGAGCGGCTCTGGTCGATGGGCGTCTGGTCCGATAGCGAAATCCGCCAGTCGGAGAACGAAGGCAAGCTGCCCGAAGAAATGGAGTTCGGCGACGAGCCCACGGCCGAGCCGACCCGCCCGGTCACGACCATCGCGGTCATCCCGCCCGGGGACAACCCCGCCAAGGTGGAGGACCCGACGGCGCCCGACCAGAAGGCGCCGCCCAAGGCCGCTAGTCCCTTCCCGCCCAAGGCGTAGCGCGTGCCGACGCCGCGCGTCTCGACCCGGATCCGCAGGACCTCTCCGCACCAGGGCCCGCGCGCGCCGGTAGCGCTGGTCGAGCGCATGCAGGTCGCCGCCATCGGGGTGGTCCAGGCCTACACCGATCGGCTGATGCGCGAGCTCGCGCCCCTGCTCGAGGAGCGCTACGGCGCTCGTGCGGACGCCGCCAGCGTGGTCCGGGCTGACCGCGTGGAGCTCGGGGAGGTGTTCGATCGCGTGCGGGAGGGCGAGCTGACCAAGCCCTTCCTCGAGCGCATGTTCCACCTGGTGGATCAGCAGGCCGCCGTCGACCTCCAGCGCGTGGTGCCCGTGCCCATGAAGGACACGCTGCCCCGAGCGGCCGAGCTGCAGAAGGAGTGGATCGATCGGAACACGTCGCTGATTCGCCTAGAGGATCGAGCCCGCCAGGAGGTGGCCCGCATCGTGGACGCTCCCCTCCGGGAGGGCGCGCGGGTGGAGGAGATCCGGAACCGCATCCAGGCGCGCATGAATGTAGTCCGCTCGCGCGCCGAGCTCATCGCCCGCGACCAGACGCTGAAACTCTATGGGCAAATCCAAGAGGAGCGGCAGACCCAGGCCGGCATCGAGGAGTACGTCTGGAGCACCTCTCTCGACGAGCGAGTCCGCGGCAACCCGTCGGGCATCTACCCCAAGAGCCACGGCAACCACTGGAAGCTCGAGGGCAGGACCTTCCGCTGGGACGATCCGCCGGTGGTCGACGAGAAGACCGGGCGCAAAGAGCACCCGGGCGGAGACTTTCAGTGCCGGTGCGCGGCTATCCCCGTGCTGTCCGATGACCTCGAGCCCATCAGCGAAGTGCGCGTGTCGCAGCGCCCACCAGCGCCAGGGCCGCCCCCGGAGGAGATCGATCTCGGCGGCCCGTTGCCGGAGCCCGGCCCCGATCCGGTGGAGCAGGAGCGGCAGCGCCTGGCCGAGGAGAGGGCTCGGAGGGAGGCGGAAGCCGCGCGTCAGGCCGAGGAGCGAGCCCAAGCCGAAGCTCGCCGAGCCGCAGAGCAGGCGGCGCGCGCAGCAGCGGAGTCCGAGCGCCTGGTGGCGGCCGAGGCGGAGCGGGTAGCCGAGGCCGCCCGGGTACGGCGGGTGGCGGCCAAGGCAGCGCGGGAGGCCGAGGCGGGTCGCGTTGCGCAGGAGTCGCTGGCGGCACGCCTGGCGCAGAGCGGCCCGGAGATCGCCACGAACGAGCATCTGCAACGGGTCGCCCAATCGCTCGGTCTGCAGGTGACCGGAGACGTGGCGGGCATCGAGCAGGCGCTGGGCCGCAAGCTGCGGGAGGCCGAGCTAGGCCAACTCACCGGGGCTCAATCGCTCGCCGAGCTCGGGCCCGTGAAGGGCACGCTCCATCTGAGAGCGGGCAGTATGGACTACACGGTGCTCGCCAACGGTGGGCACAAGCAGCGGGGCGGGGCGAGCCTATCGCGCACGATCACGCGCAACGACCGGGGCGAGCTCGAGGTCTACCATAGCTACTACTTCACCCACGCCTCGGCCCAAGGGGGCGGCACCGGGGCGAAGGTGCTGCAGGGCATGTTTCAGACCTACAAGGATCTGGGCGTGGCGCAGGTCGGCGTGAGCGCGGTCGACGTCGGCCAATACTACTGGCCCAAGATCGGCTTCAAGGCGACTCCAGCGCTCGTCGCGTCGCTCAAGGCGGACTTCATTCGCTACCTGCAGAGCGAGGTCAGGATGGCCCCCGCCGACGCGCAGAAGCTCGTCTTCGGCATGCGCTCGGCACGTGACATCGCGCTCGCCGACGTGCCCGGATACAAGCGGACCCGCATCACGCCAGGGGGTCCGGGCTTCGCCGAGCAGGTGCGCCAGCTCAGGGCGGGCCAGGACTTCCTCATCAACGGCGGGCATGCGCCCGTGAGCGACCTGAAGATGAAAATCAAGGACGGCGACAAGGGCTGGGAGATCGCCAAGCAGGAGCTCGGTTTGAAATGAAACGCCGAACGGGCTAGACTTCAGGTGGTATTCGCGTGAGCACAGGAGCCCGAAATGGCACGACCCGAAACGGACGATGACCTCGCCGCCGAGCTGATGGACGCCGAAGATCCGGAGCCCGCGGACCTCTTGCGTTTTGACATGCAGGGCAACCCGATCCCGCAAGCGGTGCCGCCGCGACGCGATACGCCGGAGCCTGGCGAGCCCGACGAGGAGTAGCGCGCCTCATCATGATCCTCGCTGCTGGTCCCGCCTCTGCTCGACGCCGACGAGATCGGCCCGTGCGCGGCGTGACCCCAGCGCAGAAGCGGACCCTGCAGATCGTGACGGGGCTGGCGCTCCTCCAAGGCCGCGCACCGTCGCTCGGGGAGATCGCCGACGCGCTGCACATCCGAAAGCCCACGGCCCACGAGCGCCTGTACTGGCTGGAGAAGAAGGGCCTCTGGTGCTCGCGCAGTCGCAGCGTGACGCCGCCCGGTCTCACGTTGGTGCTCGCAGCGCTGCCGCTCGGCGAGGCTCCTGGCGTAGTTCGCGCAGTCCCTCGTTAGGGCATTCTGCCGTGGTTCGGTGGCCGGCCCACCCCTACGATCCGGGGCAGTGGCCAGCGTCCAGCGATTTGATGTCGGCAGACTCGACCGCGCGAAGCGGACGGGTGCTGGCGGCGCGCGGGTGCCTGCCTCCGTCGCGCGCACCGGCGTGCAGTCGTACACCGACGAGCGCGGCAACGTCGTGCGCGAGTACCGACCGCCCGAGGCAGTGTTCGCGCCGGCCTCGCTCGACACCCTCGGATCCATCCCGGTCACGGTAGGTCATCCCCCAGAGGGCGTGAATCCGCGCAACTACCGGCAGCTGTCGGTGGGCCACGTCTCCGACGCTCCCTCCGGAAGGCGCGCGGACGGCCCGCTCGAATGGCTCGACACCGCGGTCGTGGTGCACGACGCCGATGCTCTCCGCAAGGTGGAGTCCGGCGAGCTCGCCGAGGTCAGCATGGGCTACCTCGCCGACGTGATCCCGGAGGCGGGCATCGCCCCGGACGGGCAGCACTACGACGCCAAGCAAACCAACATCCGTTTCAATCATCTTGCGCTGCTCAAGGACGGGCATGCGCGTGCCGGCTCGGGAGCGCGCCTGCGCCTCGACGGCCACCAGGAGCCCACCCCCATGTTCCGAGCCGACGACAACTCCACGCCCGCCAAGTCCCTCGTGAAGGTCGACGGCATCGACGTCGAGAAGGGCAGCGACACCCACCTGTCCCTGCTCGAGCGCAGCATCACGGCGCAGACCAAGCGCGCCGACGATGCGATCGCGGCGCTCACCGCGGCGCAGACCCTGAACGGCGAGCAGAAGGCCAAGCTCGACGCGGCCGAGACGGAGCTGAAGGCGCTCAAGGCCCAGGACGTCAACGTGCTCGTCGCCGACGAGCTCGCGTTCCGCCAGTCGATGCTGCCGGTCCTGCCCAAGGTGGACGGCAAGCCGTACGACTTCACGGGCAAGACGCGCGAGCAGGTCAAGGCCGATGCCGTGGGTCCCGCGGTGATGGCCGAGGCCGCCAAGCTCACGAACGACGCCGAACGCGCCGGCTACGTGGGCGCGCACCTGAAGATCAAACTCGACGCGGTCGGCAGGACGCCCGCCTCGCTGCACACCCCGACGGTCGTCACCGACTCGTCCGATCCGACCAAGCCGAAGAAGCGCACCGACCGGCGCGCGGACGCCTTCACCGCCTCGTTTGCTGGGGCAGGAGCCAAGCAAGAATGACCTCCCTCCTCGTACCCCAAGAGACGCTTGGCCTCGCCACGGCGGGCAGCATCAGCCGGCTCGGCGCGTTCGTATCCACCCGCACGCTGAACCAAGCGGCGGGCGTAGCCGAAGGCTTGCTGCTCGCACCGTCGGGCACCGCCGGGCAGGAGTGCATCTCGCCCACGACCGAGGCGCTCGTAAAGGCCTCCGTCGGCTGGAGCGTGTGGCGCCCCATGTCGGAGGATTTCGACTCCACCCACCACTACGCCGACAACGAGGCCGTAGCGGTGATGGAGTCTGGGCACATGCACGTGCTCGCCGAGGGCACGGTGGTCGCCAACCGCCCGGTCTTTGCTCGCATCACCTCCGACGGCGCCTCCAACACCGTGCTCGGCAAGGCGCGCGGCGATTCGGATGTGGTGTCCGGCGGGGTGGTCATCACCCCCGATGCCAGCTTCGCGGCGGTCGCCTCCAGCTTCACCATCGTGCTGGACGACGGTGCGGGTCCCGAGTCCTTCACCTTCACCTCCGACGCCAGCCCGATCACCGCGGAAGTCGCCGCGGGTCTGGTGGCATTGATCGATGCCAGCACGCGCTTCGCATCGACGGGCACCGTCACCATCTCCATCACCAGCACGACCGGCATCGTGGAAATCGTCGCCATTGACGAGCGCCTGGTCGTCACCACGCCAGCCCGCGCGATGCGCGTGCCCGGCGCGTTCTTCGATCAATCCCGCACGGGCGCCGGCCTCGTCGAGATCCGTCAGGCCAAGGTCAACTAGTCGGCGCGCCTGCGCGTGAACGAGGAAACGAATGCAACTTCATCAGGTCGATCTCGGATTCAATGACGGTGTCGGCGGCTCCATGGAGGGCGGCGGGGCCGTCCTGCGGCTCGACGCCGATGGCTGCCTCGACATGGACTGGGCGCGCTCGGCGCAGACCCGGGGCGCGTTCGACTTCTGTCGCGGGCTGCCCGATGGGTTCCGCTCCGACAGCGCGGTGCCGCTCGCCCGGGACCTGAACTACGTCCTCGAGTACGTACGCGACCACTATCGGCCGCTGAAGTACGCGACCGTGCTGCAGAGCGAGCCCATCCCCGACTGGGCCGAGCGCTGGGAAATCAGCAAGATCTCCGGCACGGGTTCGGTGCAGCTCTCCAGCCAGGTGGGCCGCCAGGACATCGTCACCGCCGACATCAGCCGAGACACCGCCACCGGGCGCGTGTTCGAGATCGTCAACGGGTACAAGTACTGGAACCGCGAGCTCGTGCGCGCGGCCATCACGGGCATCAACCCGCAGACCGAGCGCGCCATGATTCAGGCGCAGGCCGCCGAAGAGTTCCTCGATGGGCTCGTGGCCACCGGCCTGGTTGGCACGCAGTACGGCAGCGGCGGCGCTCGCGACATGGGCCTCGGCCTCACCGGCCTCGGCAACGACGCCAACGTGGTCGCCGACGGCATCGTGCTGGCAACGACCAAGGCCTCCGGTGCGACGGGCGCGTGGTCGACCGCGGTCGCGGCGGACTTCGCGCTCGTGCTGGACGACCTGCACAACCTGGTCTCGGCCGTCTACACGCGGTCCAAAGAGAAGCACCAGGCCGACACGCTCATCATGCCGCAGGACGAGTACAACGCCCTCGTGCGCATTCGCCCCGCGGGCTACTCCGCCAACGTGCTGTCCACCTTCAAGGAAGAGTGGCGGGCTCGCCTCGGCAAGGAAGGCCGCATCATCGTCTGGGACCGCTTCGCGTCGCTCGGCACCATCAGCACGGGCCCGCGCATCGCGGCGCTCAATGCGTCGGACAAGAACGTCGCCTGCTACATCACCGGCAAGCCCTATGGCGTCGACCAGGTGCGCGAAGTCACCCGCGGATTCGAGGCCAATGCGTCTCTCGTCACGGGCGGCACGCGCATCCTCGACTCGAGCGGCATCGCCTACCTGGACATCGCGGCCTAACGGGGCCGCCTAGGCGGTCGTGCATGACGGTCTCAGTCGCCAGCTTCATCGTTGCCTTCCCCGAGTTTGCCAAGGCGAACACGGCGATGGTGGCGGCGCAGCTGGCGATGGTGGAGCTGGAGGTCTCCGACAGCTTCGGCGAGTCGCGGGACCTCGCCGTGATGCTCAAGCTCGCCGATGCGCTGGCGCTCTCCCCCTGGGGCCGTGACGCGCGCATGGTCCCGAAGGGCGTCGACAACGCGTTCAGCTCCACCTACGGCGTGCGGCTTCTCCGGTTGCAGGAGGCCAACGCGGTCAGCGCCAGCAGACTCGGTTCCCCCGAGGTCTGCTGATGGCGGTCCAGGAGCGCCAGGGACGCGCCCCGGTCGCGCTCCCTAAGGGGGAAATCCTAGTGACCGTGGGTGTGCACGGAGACGACGGCGGGCAGAGCCACGAGGGCGGGTCTGGCTTCGCCCGGGACGGAGCGCAGTCCTCGAGTGGGCTGACGGTGGCGGAGATCGGTGGCTTCCACGAGTTCGGCGTCTCGCCCTTCCAGCTGAGGTCTGGCGCGGCGCATCCGGGCATTCCTCAGCGGTCGTTCATCAGGGCCTGGTTCGACGAGTCGCAGCCCTTCATCGCGGAGACGCTGCAGTCGCAGCTCAAGCTGGTCGTCGCCGGCAAGCTCACCGCCGAGAAGGCCGGCGAGCGCATTGCCTTGGCGTTCGAGGGCTCGGTGAAGCAACGCATCGCCCGCGGCATCCCGCCGCCGCTGTCGCCGGTCACCATCGAGGCCAAGGGGTCCAGTAAGGCCCTGATCGATACAGGACAACTGAGAGCCGCCGTGAGAGGCAGAAGCCTCGTGAAGGTGACGCCGTGACGACCGCCACCAACTGGCTCGCCTACCGCGCAGCCATCGTGACAGCGGTGGAGGCCGCTCAGCCCACGAGCGTTCTGGCCGAGTGCGCCGTGGCCTGGGAGGACGGGCCGCGTCTGCACGCTCGGCATCGCGTGCTCCTGTCGGTCGTCTCCGCCGTGTTCGACGACCGAGATTCCGCGCTCGACGAAGGCGGCACCCAGCGGCTCGAGTCCATGGCGGTCATCACCGTCCAGCTCAAGACCGAGTCTGCTCACGACACGGGAGACGCCGACGCGCTCTGGCTCATCGAGCAGTTTCGCCTGGGCCTGCGCAAGGTGAGCGTGCGAGAGGCGCTGGAGACCGCGGGCATCCTCATCACGGTCTTCCCCAGGAGCACGCGCAACATCGGCGGCATCGCGGACGACCACGCCCTGAGCGTTCACGCGCTGGAGTTCACCACCTGCTGCACGTTCGTGCTCACGGAGGACCCCGCAGAGGACGCGGGCCTCATCGAGCGCATCACCATCGAGGGCACGGTCGAGGACGACGCGGGCCTGGACATCGACATCGAGATCGACGTGGTCGATCCGGACCCGGAGCCCGCATGACCTTTGAAAACCGACGCCGATCCTTTGGTGCCCCCTCTGCGTCGCGCCCAGCGCTGCGCGGACCGAAGGGAGACAAGGGCAACCCGGGAGCGGTAGGGCCGCCCGGCGCCGACGGGGTGCTGTCGCGCGGAGTGTATCACGTCGACGATTTCGGCGCTGTGGCGCGGCCGTTCCATGACCCGCTGGTCACGCTCACGGACGCTGAGCGCTCGGCGAACGTGGTGGCGATCAACGCATGCCTAGAGGCTGCAAGGATTCACTACGCGGACGGTACTGACTTCGGCGGAACCGTCTACATTGGGCCTGGCGTGTACCACACGAACGACGCGGTAGGTTACGACCTGAATGAGGACGTCAATCTGGGGGTCACGCTGCAGGGGCTCGGGCCGTTCCCAACCATGATCTTCTGCAACTCCACGACACGAGAAGCGTTCAAGCTGTACACGACGTCCGGGAATATCCGCATGTTCTACATGAAGGATCTGGCGATCTACGGCGGGCGCACGGGGCTTTCACTCGTCCGGGCTTGCTACAATCGGTTCGATCGGGTGTTCTTTTGGGGCTCGTTTCAGTTCGCGCTGCAGGACTACCTTGGCAGCGGGAACGTGTTCAACGAGTGCTACACCACCGACACGAGACAGACCCTCGCCAGCGGCGGCGGCGGAGCGGCGATGTTCGTATCATCGGCCGACATCATGACGAACTGCACATTCGGCGAAGGCAGCGGCCCTGTGTTCGTGATCGGCGGCGGGTTGCAGATTAACGGCGGGTATGGCTACGGGATGTTTTACGACGACGGACCCGTCAACTACACTGACTATTGGACGACCCCAGGAGCGCCCGTTAACGTCTCGCTGAACTACTACCTCGGGGAGCCCGCGGCGTTCTTTGGAACCGCGTGCGACCTGCTGTTCAGCAACTTCCGGTTTTCGACTGCCAAGCAGTTCCTGTGCCTATTCGACGGGCGCGACATTGCATTCAACGGGTGCCAGATCAT